CTGAAGGGTAGGATGCAGACCCTGATCGACGGAGCAATGAAGAGGGTAGAAGATACCCTGCCAGAGATGGCCCCTAAAGACGCCGTGCTGACCTTGGGCGTGACTCTGGATAAGTACATGGCCCTAGAGAAGAATAAGGCACCAGAACAGCTCCACCAACATGTACACCTGCACGCTCATGGAGAGATAGGGGACTTGTTCAATCAGGCTTCAAAACCAAAATGAAAATGAAAATGAGATTTCAAATTTGAAAAATAAAACGATCTATTGCCCGGTACTTGGGCACTCTTTGGAGTACACGCAGTTCCTGGATGAGGCAAAGCGTATTGCAACTCAACTGCAAAAGGCTCATCATGATGGCTTTGTAAAAGACGCAACATGCATAGATGCCAGACGGCTGGCCGTCGCGCTAGCAGCGTTTCAAGGTGATGTCAATGAGATTTTTGTGCCGATTAAAGAAGAGGACAGTGCAGAGCGTTGGGAAGCCTTAAGAGCTTCCCTAAGCGAAAAGGCAAAAGGGTAGGGAAAAGAAAAGGGAAGCGCGAAGGCTTCCCTAGTCTTTTGGGTTTAAGCTGAATTACAAAGGCCTATAGCCCCATTTTTTCTAAGTAGTCTCCTACCGATTGAACGCGAAAACTTTGCGTTTTATAGCAAAAAAGAAGGGTATCTTGATAGGTTTCACCCAGGTTAACGTATGCCATCAAAGGGCATCGAAAGTCCTGGCCGTCAATTGCTTCAACTCCGTAGCCTTCTAAGAGTTCATTGAAACAGGAAAGGACCCTTTCCACCCATTTAGGCTCGTGGTAACAAGTTTTGATCCAAGCCACCGTTGAAGGGAAAAAAGCTTCATCCCTAGTTTTTTGCTCTTTTTTGATTAGAGCACGGATTAATTTTGCCTTGTCCCTTTCAAGGTTAAGGCTTTCGCAAAGTGTTTTGATGCTTGGGGCTTTCATAGAGATTCAACCTCCTTAACGGCTTTACTTTTCCAGGCGTCAATCCTGGCTCTATACATTAAGTCTCTTTCAATTGCAGCCGAAACAATTCTCTCAGCTTTTTGCTCTGCTGCCGTAATCGCGCATTTTGCTGTATATTCTCCAGCTTTAATTAGCCCCATCGCTCTTTCGCTTGCTTCGAAAAGGCTTAACGTGGGGATGTAGTCGCTTCGAAGAGCGTTCTCTAATTCAATCAAAAGAGACTGCATTGCCCCCTTCGAATAGCTTTCAATCGGTAAAGACTCGGCAAAGTCTTTCCAGGCGTCTAATTCTTGCTTTTTTGTCATGATGTTTAGTTTGTTTGAATGAAGCAAAATGCTTCCTTCTCTCCCCTTGCCAAGGCAAAGAGAGAGACTGGAAACACTTTGAAAGCTTAAGCTTTAGGGAATAAAGGCTTTGCTAGCAAATAGAGAAGGGTACCGGAGCAAACCAAAAGACTTCCGAAAATGTAAGCTTCCCAGCGAAGTTCGAAAGCTTTCAAGCTTCCAAGGTCAAATAAAGCCAAGCCAAGGGTGCCAAGGAAAAGGCTGGTTCTCATGATTAAGCGTGTGCAATTGTTACGGTGTAATTCTTAAGCTCTGCAAAGTCTGCAAAAGCTTTGATGGCCGACATAATAGCAGGCTCGCCGACTCCACCAATTGCCTGTTCGAACCTAAGACCAGCCGACAAAAAAGCATTTTCAATAGCTTGGCTTTCTTTGCAGTACCCCCAGCCCCCAGCCTTTCCCCTTCCTACTGCATAGGCGTCTTTAGTTGATAGCCATAAGCATGCGTACGCTGTTTCCGCAGGCCAGTAAACGCGAATGATCAAGGGCTGATCATACTGGGGAATCCCACTTTGCAGAATGTGCGCCTTTTCAAAATTAATGAGGGTATACTGGCGGAGTAAACCATGATTTTCTTTGCGATATGAACCAAGTGAATTGCTTTGAGGGTTAAATGATAGAACGGTATTTTTCATGATGTTTTCGTTTGTTTAAGGGTTGAAGGTTAAAGGCTTTCCGAAGGTGTTAAGAATAGGACAATGCAAGCGGATCCAAAGCGGGCCGATACTAAGTCAGAGTACTTCTCGGATGTATGCTTTCCAGTTAAGCCAAGGGCCCTTTTAGCTGCTCTAATGGCTCCACTAGGCGTACTAGCTTTGATTGTCCCCCTGCGTACCCAAGCGTAGTTGGCCTCCCCTCCGAAAGTATCTGTAAGCTCAAAGCTCCAAGTATAAGGTTTTTCTCGTTTCATGATGTTTACTTGGTGGCAAGTTTGCTGCGCTTGTATGCAAGGATGGCCTGCATTGCCTCTATAACCCTGCCGCAAGCTTGCAAGCGGGGTTTTCCAAAGATTCCATCCTTGGTTATAGCAAGTAAGGCGTCGTGAGCTTCTTGCAATTCTGCTTCCAGTGTTTTAAGTGTTTTCATTTTCTTTCTTTTGTTTAGTGGTGGCGTGATTGCCAACGAAAGCGAATCTATCCGAAGCAAAAGGACTTGCAACAAAAAAGAGAAGAAAAGGGCGAAAAAGGTTGCTTGGCCAGGGTGAAAAGCGGGCGAGATACAGGTGCAGGGTGAAGGGATGACTTGATGCTGACTTGATGCGTTGACGTGAAGACGGCGCAAACCAAACGCAAGCTCAGCAAAGCCTGGACATTCATGCACTTACACAAGCAAAGCATCACAAGCACGCACAAGTACTTGAAGCAGCGCACCATGCAACATGATGGCAAGCAGTGCAGCCTGGCTTTTGTCTCTGTATCTGTAGCAGTAAGGGGGGGAGGGGGTTCGACGTTGTTCCGGCTGGAAAGCTGCGACGCATCCCCCCCCTCGGATTTTATTTTTACAAATGGGCCCACATGCACTTGACTGCCGCTTTTACTCTGTAAGACTGATGTTGTGTGTGTGTAGAAACGTGACGCGAGCGTGATTGCTCCTTAGCGTGTTTAGGCAGCCTTTACTTTGGGGAGTGGAGGTGAACTTGAGCATGACTAAGCTGGTCTTCCTGTGGAAGGCTGGGCGTCATTTTTTGTGTCGACAGTATTGACGTATGAACTTTGGGCGTATAGTCCAAGAAAGATGACACAAAAGTACGAGTTAAGTGAGAAGAAGGTAAAAGAGGTGTATGGAGACAAGTTTGAGGACAAGTTAGCCCTACTTAAGGAGGGGTTTGACTACATTAAGATCAAAGATAAACGCTGTTTGGCTGGCTTTAAGCGTGTTTACCGGGCTGATCTTCTTGATTCGCTAGAGAAGAGGGTGGGTTTGGAAGAAGATAACGCAAAGATAGACGTACTTCCTATCAAGTTAAGTGAACAAGATGAAGTTATCTTCACTGAAGAGGTACAAAACATCTTTCCAAACACAAGATATGTGCGGGTAAAGAGTGGAAAGACGATTTATGTTGGTGGTAAAGGGACAAGTTTGCGACTTGGCCAGAAGATAAACTACAAAGGAACCACTATGTTTCTAGGTAAAGCGCAAAGCTAGGCCCTAGCTTTCCTTTCATCTTCTTCTTATCTTCTTCTTTCTGTCGCTCCCTTTGGTCGCTCTCGCTTCGCTCGTTAGTTAACCTACTAAAGAAGAAAACCTCACCAGAACCAGAGACCTGAGTGAGCATAAGTAACCCTGTCAAAAGTGACATAAAAAAAGAAAATCTTTTTATGAAGTTACTTAAGCTCACCGCAAGAAGAAGTGACACTCACCGTCACCGTCGCCTTTCGTTTCGCTTTTACCAAGTCACGCGCAGAGGGTACCCGAGTCAACCTACGCTAGTCTTCTTTCGTGGACTACTTGGAAGTATCGGGCTCCCAGCTCCCGAGTTATTAATCCCCCCCGGTTTTCATGCAAGGGGAACCTCTCCTTCACCTGTGGCTCGCCTTACGCGACTATCCAGAGGCTACACGGCAGATCTATTTTGACCTGCGAGGTAAACATAGCTACATAGGAGCCTATGTCAATGACAGAAGAACAGAAAAATAAGCTGATAGAGAAAATTTTAAGGTTCAAGCTGACGGATCACCCTACCTTGCCTAGACCGGACGAGGAACAGAGAAGGGCGATGATCGAGAATGTTGGTCCCGAGAAGGTGATGGAGCTCTTCATCATTAGAGAGAACAGGGCCAAGGCAGAGACGGAGGATCCGCACAGGTATGGGGCAGACTTGGAACCTTGGAAAGATGCTGATGATTTATTGACTAGGTTTAACGAGGTGGTGGCACTTGGGGGGAACCGGGCAGGCAAAACTGAGTGGGCTGCTAAACGGATGGCACAAGCGTTTGTGGGTGCGGACTTGTCTGGAACAGTGCCGCATTGGATTGGTGAACGGATACAGCAGAGAGGCTTGCGTATTTGGTGCCTGCATACGTCTAACCAGACTAGCATTTCGATGCAGCAGATGGTCTTTTACAAGTACCTGCCGAAAGAACTTAAGAGTGCCAAGCGCAACAACAACATCCATGTCAGCTTTACCCAGAAGAACGGCTTTTCAGACAACACGGCTGTTTACATGCAGAACCAGATTTGGTTCTTAAACTACTCTCAAGACATTAAAGTGGTTGAAGGTGGCGAAGTTGACTTTATTTGGTGCGATGAAATGGTGCCAAAAGACTGGCTGGATACGCTTCGATACCGTTTAGTGACCCGGAACGGCAAGTTGATTGTCACCTTTACCCCGGTACAAGGCTATACCCAGACCGTTAAGGACTACATTAACTCAGCAAAAATTACACATTGGAAAGAGAGTGAACTACTTCCAAATAGCAATGTGTTAAGTGTGCCTGCTGGCAACATGCCGTATAAGGCCGAGAACATCTATGGGAGACACGCCTGTATCTGGTTTCATTCTAAGTTGAATCCCTACAACAACTGGGATCGCATGAAGCAGGAGCTTAAGGGGCGCAGTACCAATGAGCTTAAGATTCGGGCTTATGGTTGGGCAGATCAGACTGCTGGTACGGAGTTTCCGTACTTTGGCGAGGTGAACATCTTTAAGGGGGATGTCATGGAAGTTGCACCTGAAGGGACAAACTACATGGCGATGGACCCTGCTGGAGCGCGGAATTGGTTTATGTTGTGGGGCAGGGTGGATGAAGATGATATACTATGGATCTACAGGGAATGGCCTGACCAAAGTTACGGCGAATGGGCTTTGCCAAGCGATAAGCCTGACGGTAGACCCGGCCCTGCACAGAGAGGTGGAGCTGGAAGAGGCGTAAACGAGTATAGCGAACTTATTTGGGGAGTAGAAGCCCAAGGAGATAAGCGTGAAGAGATTGCTGAACGCTATATTGACCCTAGAACTGCCGGGACAGAGACAATTACCAAGGAAGGTGGAATTACAATTGTAGACCTATTTGCCGAGGCTACAGTTCCTCTGTACTTGCAGGCATCTGCTGCAGTTCCTGTCGAGGAACGAGTTCTTTTAATTAATGACATGTTGTGCTACGACAGAGAACAGCCGTTGGTTAAAGGACGTAATCATCCTAAAATAATGGTACATGAATCTTGTCAAAACTTGATTTATAGTTTAAGGGAATGGACTGGGGCTGATGGACAGAAGGGTGCCAGTAAAGATCCTATTGATGCTTTAGGCTACCTTGTGGTCATGCAACCCAAGCACTACGGCGGCGAACAATGGGAGAAGCAGATAAGACAAATGTCGAAATGCGGTTCCTATTGAACTTCTTTTATCTATGTATTCAGCTTCTTCTGATCCTCTGGCTATTGCGACAAATGTCCCTGATGTGGGAGATTTGCTAAGTGAATATGGACGCGCAATGGTCAACTCTACTCAGGGGAACCTGACTACCAAGTTTGACGATATCCGCTTTGCACGCTGGGCTGGACAGAGTGATGACGGGAAAAAGCATAGTAATCTCCGCAATGAAGGTGATCCAGCTTGGCCGTTTGAAGGTGCTAGTGACGTTCGCAATCGTTTGATTGACTCAACTTGCAACGAGTTGTCTTCGCTTTTGGTTACGTCTTTTGAACGCTCAAATATCCGGGCCAACGGGGTTGAACTGAACGACACCTCGATAAGTGGAATTGCAACTACGCTACTTCGCTGGATTCGCGACAATAAGATGCCTCTAGAGCTTCGCAGGGAGGCTGAACTTGGCGCTCAGTACGCTTTTCAGTACGGTTGGACGGCTTTTTTTATTGGCTGGCGACAGAACATTAGTAAGCGTGAGCAGCAGGTAACCATGCAAGAGGTTATGGCTATCGCTGAGCAGAGTGGCAGCCCTACACTCATGCAGTTGCCTGACCTTATCATGCAACAGTCCGAAGAGGCTGCTGCAATTATTCAGGCTGCTGTGCCCGGCACCACGGAATCCGAGGCAAAACGGATGGTTAAGGAGCTAGCCGAAACTGGCGCAACAACCCGTGACGAGGAGTATGTCAGCAAAAATTTGCCGGAAATCATTGCGCTTAAGCCATGGGACGAGATTCTTTTCCCGCCTGAAGCAGCGGATTTGCAGCGTTCTCGCGTGATTTTCCGCCGGACTTGGATGTCTGAAGTTGAGATCCGCGAAAAGATTACTACCGAAGGCTGGAACAAGGATTGGGTGGAACTTGCAGTGCAGATGGCAGGCAAGAGCAGTACGGTGTACAACACGAACATCCTGCCAAGTACAGAGATGTTGGTTTATAATGGCCTGAACTACCAGAACATGATCGAGGTGGTTTACTGCTATACCAAGAGTTTGGAT